TCCGTGCAAGTTCAAAGAAACGGCGATCTTGCAACGAAGTCTTGCTTGAAAATTAAACTTCCGCCTATTCGTTCGGAACATTTGGGAACTCAATGTGAAAAGATTGCTTGGGTTCGAAGACTCGGTCATGCTCTTTTGCGTGAAGTTGAAGTCAAAATCGGAGGTATGCAAATTGACAAGCATATTGGCGTGTGGCTCGATATCTGGTACGAATTGACCCATACATCCGAGCAAGCTAGAGGATACAGAGAATTGATTGGTGATGTTGAAGAAATGACCAGACTTCGAGGAAAGGAACTCTTCGATAATACGTCGGAAGTCCTTCTTCCCGAATATACTCTTTATATTCCATTTCAATTCTGGTTTTGCAGAAACTACGGTTTGGCTTTGCCCTTGATTGCTTTGCAATACCATGAAGTCAGAATTGATTTCCACTTGGAAGAAATTCATCGTCTTTTGGTATGGACTGGTCACGAGCCTCCTCGTATTCATGATTTTATCTTCCGAGAGGCCAGTATTCTGATTGATTATGTCTATTTGGAATCTGGTGAACGAAGAAAGTATGCTCAACTTGGTCATGAGTATTTGATTGAACAGGTTCAATTTTCGGGAGCTGATAACTTACACATTAATCATCATTCCGTTCACAATCACCAGAACTTTAAGTTGAACTTTAACCATCCCACTAAGGAATTGATCTGGGCCATTAAAGTTGGAGCTTTCAGCGGTGAAGGTAATAGAACCGGTTTTGCTGGTGGTCGTGGTAAGTTCTTGTGTTATACTCACAAAGAAAGCGAATGGGAACATTATGGTTTGCGATATGCTGCTATGAACTTGGCCGAAGGATGCGTTTTTGTCAATCCTCCTAATTTGTCTGGTACCACAGGACAGATTAATGGTCAACCTGCCCATTTGTGTTCTCATTTGAATAACCCTGGTTATAATGATGGACAACGAGTGAGAGTTGAATTGAGAAACAACGATGTTACTGGTTTGTGCAATGGTGAATCGTTGAAGGAAATTAATGAGACTAATATTAAGGTTTGGTGCTATGACACTTTGTTTAGTTCTATTGATTTTTCGCTTTTGGGTAATAATCATGGAGTTGAATTGAGTGATATGCTTGATTTTGCTGAAGTGATTGTTTCTCACAATGATGGACACTGTGCTTCTATTTCTATTGAGGCTGTCAAGGTGCGACATCGATTGACTTTGACTGATGTCTCTGTTCCTATTGAGGACTTTGCTTTCGATTATAGATCAAGTGATTCTAGTAGATATTGCTACCATAAGGATGTTGCTGTTACGCAATTTAACAATTATGGATTGCGATTGGATGGTAAGGGAAATCCTGTACACAGTGCTAACATTCAATTGAATGGACATGATAGGTTCAAGATGCAAGAAGGATCTTACTTTAATTACTACCAGACACAGAACCATCACACTAGAACTCCGGCTGATGGTATCAATGTTTATAGCTTTGCTTTGCACCCGGAAAAGCACCAACCTTCGGGTACTACGAACTTGTCCCGTATTGATTCTACTATTTTGAAGATTCACTTCGAGGATAGACTTCGAAGACATAACAGGTTGAAGCTGGACATCGCTCGTGACTCGTTTATTTACATTTTTGGATTTTCATATAACGTACTGAGGGTCATGTCGGGCATGGGAGGATTGGCTTATAGCAACTAGATATCCTTTTTGTGTTTATATCGAATTGGAAATAGGTATCATATTTACTTTTTGTTATTTTTTCGAATTTATTTCAAATAATATATATTTTTGAAAAATATTTGTAGTATATTTTTCAATTGAAAATGAATAGTATCATTTATAGAATTTTGAAACAAATGTGAGAATACTATGACAAAATAATCATGTAATAGTTTTTTTTCAGAAAAGGAAAGTGTAATAATTATTTTATTCACAAATAACAATTCAAATTAAGGATTATATCAATCAAAATATAAATTTCGAGTATATTTAATTTCAATTTTAAAAGTTAATAACTAGATACTTGTACATGTATTCAAAATTATTACATTATCAATATACAAATCACATTTTTACATTACTGGTCAGATAAATATTTTGTCTGCCTATTTCCAAACAATCATAATTAGGACAAAGAGAAATAATATTTAAAAATGGAATTACGATCAAAAAAATATCTTCAACAAACTGTTATGTGCATCAATTAATATCAATAGAAAAATATCGAGATACATTCATACGGTATTTACAATAAATGCTGTATTGTAATGATTTACATTCATCACAACTATGTAGAATGTAAAAAATATTTAGGAAAGAAATAGAGATATTAAATATTTGAGAAATATTTTATGTGTTATTTTTCGAAAATACGTGCATAATTACTATTGATGAACAAATAGCAATAATTATAGCGTTAAATAAACTAACAACAAAAATAAATAGAATGCCTTAAATTTAGAAATGTATATGATATTATTTTGATCATTAACACATTCATTTAAAAAAATTGAATTTATATTTTAAAGAAACTTAAACATATATTCATATTCTAACAAAACAATACTACAATGTCAAACGCAAAGGAAAAAGAATGTGAACCAAAAAAAAATATGACGCAATATTGCGGAGGAACGCAACACAATGGTGATCCGTGTGGAAATAAAGTTTTTGAGGGAAAAAAATTCTGTAAATGTAGTCATGATTATATGAATGATTACACCGAAGAACAATTAAAAAGTCTCAAACGTTGTGGAGGATGTCACAGAGAGAGGTGGTCAGGTGAATTCAAAATTACTAAAAATGGTACGCCCGCTAAACAATGTGATGCTTGTAATACGGGAAATAAAAAAAAAAGAAAAAAAAAGAAGGAACTCGATAAGGAAGAGAAAAAACCGTGTAAAGGTAAAACGGATAAAGGTGAAAATTGTCCTTATGATGTCTTGATCTCTACAGGTAAGAATTATTGTGGAATACATTGGTTAGATGAATACAAAGCTCATGTAGAAGAGTTAGGATTGAGAGTATGTTCTTTTTATAATAGAAGATGCCCTGAAATACTAGATGCTTTATATGAAGATAGTGCATGCGAATCTTGTTTGCAAAAAGGACGAATCAGTGACACAGCACGACGTGAAAAAAAAGCAACTGATAAAAAAGAAAAAGATACAGATACACATAAAATGTGTATACAATGCGGAGAAACATATGAAACGGAATATTTTATGGTTGATGGGAAACTTAACGCTCGATGTGATATATGTAGGGATTATAAAAGAGATTATGATAATAATAAACAACGAAACGATGTTAACACAGATGATCATAAATGTAATGAAATAAGAAGAAGGTCAAGAAGAAAAGAAATAGAAATAACAATAACAGATGATGAAATTAAAAAATTACTACAATCTAATTGTTGTTATTGTAATTATAAAAAAGTTAAAATAAATAAAAACGGTGAAGAATACCATATTATGGGAGTCGATCGTATTGACAACAATAAAGGGTACATAGACGGTAACGTAGATTCTGCATGTGGTATTTGCAATCGTTGCAAATGGAAATTTGACCAGCATGATTTCATATTTTTTTGCATTAACATTTATGATTATTTCGGTTCAAAAATAGAATGGGACGAAAATGAATATGTTAAAAGTATACCTTTTAGAGTACATAAAAATCATTGCACAAAAAATAATAGAACGAGCGATCTAACACCGAAAGATGTTAAAAAAATAACATCAACAAAATGTTATTATTGTAATGGCGAAAATTTAACTGACGAAATAGCCAAACGTTACAATCTAGGTATTAATTATAATATTGGAATTGATCGAATGAATTCCGATATAGGCTACCTCAAAGAAAAGAATAAACTTGTGGCATGCTGTGCCATTTGTAATATAATGAAGGTAGATATGACTGTTGAAGAATTTTATAATCAAATTTTAAAAATTCTATTACACAATGGTTTTATAGATAAATATACATTCGATCAAAAATTTATAGAAATACCGAAAATGCCTCTAGTGGAATATGTGAATACTCGTTTGGCTAATATTTACAACTATAGCGAGGGAGGAAAAAAATATCGTGGTAACTTCCATGTATTTACTAAAGATAGCAGTCACTATATTGATATGATTTGGCAAGGATTCACATTTCATTCCTTTGCTCCTGAACTGGAATTTTGTCAGTCACAAAAACAAATAGATACATGGATGTTTTATAGGCTAATACTTTGTACCTATTATCCGATTGAAAATACTGAATCCGACATACTGATATTGATACGAGACAAATTCACAAAAAAGTATGTCGCGATAGTAAGTTTAACAGAATTAACAACAGAATTGTTTGCTAATATTAACAATAACGATAATACTGACAATACTGATAATATTATTGATGTTAACAAAATTAAAAAAAATAAAATTAAACACATCTTCAATATTACAACATGTATTGGAATCCCTCCATTCGGCTTCAATTACGACGGGGCAAAATTAGCAACAATGTTAATGTTTTCGAAGGAAGTTTACGACTTCATGAAACAAAAGGGATACACTGTTGCGGGCTTAATGGCTTATTCCATCCATAGCAACAGTGTACAATATACAAACATAGATAATTTCAAAATAGTGGGACATGCAAACAACGAAGGTGATTTGGATAATATAAATGTTCCACAAAAGCTTTCAGTCTTAATGAAACGTGTAATGCTAAACAAAAAATACCATATAGAATCCGACAATTTATATAATTGTAAATATTATTGTGCTAGAGAGGGCATAATTAACGTTTCAAACCCTAAACATGGCATCAAACAATTCGTATATTTCGGTACGAATGGACAAAATACAGTAGCATTTTTGACGGATGGAAAAGAAGTAGAATTCATTCCCGATCAAAGAACTGTAGCCGAAATATCTGATTTGTGGTTTACAAAATATGCCATGAATCGATGTAATAATTTAGCTAAACACAATCGTATAATGATAGATTATGACTATGACAATTATTATATCGATGAATCAGGACATAAAAGACACGAAGATGAAAAAGAAATTGATCCTTCTGAAAAAGACAGAAAAGTAAAAGCAATCTGTTATTGGATAGAACATTTTGCCGAATCATATGAGGAAATAAACAAAAAATTGAAGGATAACAATATTCTAAAGGATAATGAAACTATTAAAGAACTAATAGTTCAAAATAATTATGACAATCTGGATGCTATAACTAAAATGGAATTAAACATGCATATCGCATTCCGTCACGAATTAATTTTTGACTCGAAAAAAATAAAATTTGCGGCAAATAAGGAAATGTACACAGTATTTCTGCAAAAAGAACGAGAATATTTTGACAATATATTCAATAATATGAAAATAAATATTGACAAAGGAAAACTGTATTTCACACATCAAAATTTTGTTAATATTTATAAATGTAATAGATTATTTACTAAGGATGATAGGAAAAATAATTGTGTTAATAATCTAAAAATCGGTAGTTGGAACATTAGATCTCATGATAAATACATCAAACCAAAATACGCATTAGAAATGAGGCATGCCGAATATAATGAACTTCCAAAAAACAAAGAGACAAACACAATAATTTTTTCGTCTGACGATATTGTCTTCAAAATTGGTTTAACACAAACTGATAAAGAATTTCATCTCAATAATCTTGACGAAATTAATGGTCCCATAATGATTTATGGTAAAGGGAACATATTCGTCAATATTATAAATTATATGACAACGAATAAATTAGAAGTCACTACAATAAAGGACAAATCATGTAACAATTGTATTGTAGATATCAAAATACGACCAATGGATTGTTGTGAAGGGACATGTGAGAAATTATGTTTTTGCAATAATTATATTGAATTTTTGAAAAAGGAACAATATCAAACGTATACATACAAATCGACATATTTGAATGAAATAACGAAACATATTCGCAAAAATCAAGAGAATGAACAAAAAATGCAAAAACCCGATATATATGAAGAAGATAATATTATTTGTCGTGAATATGTTGATTACGATGAGTGTGCTTATGAACAGGCTATTGATGAACAAGATTAACTCGATTCTACAAACGCATAATTTAATGATTAACCAATCGCGACTATGATAATATTATATTTTTGCGAACATTTATTTATTAACAAGTACAATCTGGTATATATTATACTTTTTAATATATATCATTATTAATATACTTAATCATAAACATGCGATATTCATATTGCAAATAGAATCAATAATGAATGAAAAAATTGAAAATTATATTCATTGATACTTTTAAATCGTTAATATGAATTAGCAAAAATCTAAACACTACAAACGAAAATGTCCCGTAATAATGATTCGAAAAATAGTAATTCGTGTAGGAAATCAATTAAAATACAGAATAACTTTAATAATTTATCTTTACAAAATGAGGCTGTTATAAAAAATAATTTTGAATCTGTTATGCACATTTGTATGAAACATATATTATTCACCTTTCTAACAAATGAAGATTTCAAGTGTATTAAAAATAGCATAGATTTGTGCCAATTATTAAAGTGCAATAAAAATATCAATAGAATGATATCGGAAAAAATATTATCGGTCGGTGAAGTCAATATGTCACGCGCAAAAAATTTGGAACAAAAAGAATTTAATATGATACATCGATTACGTTTTAATATTAGCGTTGATGCCAAGTACGTTTTTATTTTTCCTCTTTACCTAAAAGAATTAGAATTCGATGATTATTTCAATCAGCCTTTGACAAAAAATATGTTTCCGGCAACTTTAGATATACTTATTTTTGGTGCAGCTTTTAATCAAAAAATAGAAAAGGGTGTATTACCGAATAGTTTAAGACGTCTAACTTTTTTTGGTGGGTTTAATCAAGAAATAAAAGAAGGAACATTACCAGAAAATTTAGACTTTCTATTTTTGAGTGGTAATTTTAATACGAAAATCAAAAAAAATTGCCTGCCGAAAAATTTAAGGGAGCTTGTATTTCGCGGACTTTTTGATCAACCATTTGATGATCCGTTACCAAAAAATCTACAAATTCTTGAGCTCCTATGTGATTTTAATAAACCATTTAAAGAAAATATTTTACCGGTTGAGCTAAAAACCCTTATATTAGGTGATGAATTCAATCAATCAATTGAGAATAATGTACTGCCACAAAGTTTAACGTGTCTTAAATTTGGTTACGATTTCAACAAATCAATCGGAGAAAAAGTATTACCACAAAGTTTACGAAAACTTATATTCGGTAACGATTTCAACAAATCAATTGGAGAAAAAGTATTACCACAAAGTTTACGAAAACTCAAATTCGGTGACGATTTCAATCAACTTATTGATATAGGTGTTTTGCCAGAAAGTTTAAAAACGCTTCAGTTCGGGCGCAAGTTTAATAAAACTCTTGATCCTTCAATACTACCGAAGAATTTGAAGGTATTTGTGGCAACTGGAAAATATTTATCAAAATTAAGAAAGCAAAAGATGCCAAAAAAACTTACGTTTGATGAATTATCTGATTATTCATCATCAGATAATTCATCATCAAATAATTCATCTGATGATGAATAATCTTAATGTTACCATATCAATGACACTATTCATTTTGTATTATGTATATCAACATAATTTAGATTATGTTCATATGTATGTCCATTATTTACTGTGTGTTACGTATGGTACCAAAAAAATTGAAACATAGTTCTATTGACATATTATGTTAAATTAACAGTATACAAAATAGAAAATCAGATATATTTATAAACAATTAAAAATGTACTCTTGTAATGCCATGGCTAATTATATAACATTTGATGATTCTAATTATTTGATTAATAAACTATTTTTGCAACATGAATGTAATACAAAACAGTCATTTGTAACTGTTATACGAATTTGTGCATTGCATAAATTATTTGAATTTCTATTACCCATCGATTTCAGGAGTGGTTATGATTGTGTTGATTTATATAATTTGTCATTGTGTAACAAGTTTATTAAAAAAATGATATCGAACAAAATATTTTCGTTCGTTGAATTTCCATTATCATCCTTAAAAAATTGGGAAGAAAAAAAAATAAATAAAGTACATCGTGTTTATTTCGATCTGAAAGATTATTCTGAATTCAAGTCTTTATTATTTCCTCCATATTTGCGAGAATTAAGATTTAACGACGAATTCAACTGTTCACTTGAAACAATTATTTTTCCAAAAAATCTGAATAAAATAATATTTGGTGATAATTTCAATCAAACAATTGAAGAAGACACCATTCCGGAAAACATAAATCATTTGATATTTGGAAACGATTTCAATAAACCATTATTAATTGGCAGTTTTCCAAAAAGTTTAACAGAGCTTAAATTGGGTGATAACTTTAATCAAATATTAGGAAAAAATGTATTTCCGGAAGATTTAATGAGATTAATTTTTGGTCATTGTTTTAATCATGAGATTGCAATTGATATTTTACCAAAAAACTTAACTCATCTGACATTTGGAAGTGAATTTAATAAAGTATTATCAGTAGGTAGTCTTCCAAATAATTTAATTGAACTTAAATTCGGTAATAGGTTTAATAAACAATTAAAAGAACATTTATTCCCGAACCATTTGACAAAACTTATTTTTGGACAGTCATTTAATCGTACAATTGGATTAAATGTATTGCCAACACAATTAACACATCTAGTGTTTGGTTATGCATTTAATAAAACATTGATTGTAGACAGTCTCCCGAAAAGTTTGATTGTACTTAAATTCGGACAATGTTTTAATAAACCATTAGAACAAAATATATTTCCAGAAAACATTAAAAAAATTAAATTTGGTGATGCTTTCAATCAACCATTAAAACACAATATATTTCCGAAATATATAACAAGACTTAAATTTGGAAAATCTTTTAATCAACCATTAGAATCAAATATATTTTCAGAATATGTTGTTAAACTTGAATTTGGAAGGAATTTTAATCAAATAATAAATACTTTTCCAAAAAAATTAACCTATTTGTCATTTGGAAGGAATTTTAATCAAATGATACTGCCTGGAA